TAAAACCCGCCGGAACGACCGTGAAATGTCCGGCGATCGGGTTGACTGCCTTGTCGTCGATATAGAAATCCGCGTTGATCTTTCGCGTGTCTCCGCCGTATAGTTCAATCAGTTCGGGAAGGTTTTCGTTGACATACTCGAATTCAAGTCCGTGTTCCCGGCAATACTCGACCGCAAGATCCAGATCCGCCCCTGTCCTGCAAGTGTTCAGAATCAGACGCGCCCCGCGTTCCTTTTCTTTCTTCAGGAAGCCGAACAGATTCACGTTCGGATCCCCGACGCCCGGAAATCTCCCGAATGATAGTGTCCCGTCAAAATCAACTGCATAAATCACATGACCGTTCAGATCCATTTCGTCCCCCTTTGCCCTTGATGTCGCCTGTTATGATGTAAAGTTTCAGCGGCGGAAGGTTTCTGATCGCGTCCGTCAGGTCTGATTCGTTCCTGATCCCGATCTTTGCAAGTTCCGCCTTCAAGTTTTCAATCTGTTTTTCCATGTTCCCCGCCTTCCGTCTGGATCATCCCCTGACGCGCTACTGCTGCAAGCCGAACCGACTTTCCCGCGATACCGACCGCCGTGTTGTATAGTTCCGGGAACCGCTTTTCCTGAATCAATAGATCTGCGTCGTCCAGATCGTCACGGATTGCGCCCGCTGCCCGGTGCGCTGATTCTTTCGCCTGATCCGGATCCTGAATGTGATTCAATTCCCGCCTTTCGCGCTCGATATCCTCGAATAGTCTGACTGCCGGTTCGATCATGTTTCCTTTTCTTCCTTTCCGAATATGTAAATGTCGTAATATAGGAATATTGTCAGATCCTTGAATTCATACATCCGCGTCAATTCCGGTTCATAAGGCGGTAACAGTCCGCGTTCTTTGAATTCTTTGTGTCTGATCTCTGGACTTGCTACCACGCGCCGGACTTCCGGATCTCTTTCCAGATATGCGTCCGTGTCGCCGTGATATGCGACCATTGACGCGTAACCGGAATATAATATTTTGACGCCCGGATCGAATTGTGGTTCACGGTTTCCGCGTTTTCCTTCAATGATCCGGATCCTGTCTGATCCTTCGATGACTGACAATATTTCTGATAATCTCATGACGGTTTGATCCTTTCCTGTTTCTTATTTGTTCGGGAAATAACAATATATCCACATAACATATCGCGGTTTCTTTGATTCCTGTTCCTTTTCCACTTCCGGCGCGATATGCTTTATCATTACGCCCTTCCCGGCGTATTCCTTGAACGCCTGAACCGCTTTCCCTTTGAACGCTGTTATTTCGTCCGGGTTTAAGAACATCCCCGTCGGGGACATTGTTTCGTCCATGATCCGGACTGTCTGTTGTGGCGAAATAACCGTCAATAATGCTTCAAGTTTTACGTCCTGTTTTGTCATTGTCCTGTCCTTTCCTGATCTAATAGATCAAATAATGAAATCTGCGCTGTTTCGCGTTCATACCGCGCGGCGGCTGCCTTGTAATAATCCGGATCCAGTTCAAAACCGACGAATGACAGTCCGTTGTTGTGCGCCGCTATCAATGACGACGCGGATCCGACGTGTGTGTCGATGATCTTTTGACCGCGTGTCGTGTAATTTGCAAAAATCCAGTTGTAAAGCGCGACCGGCTTTTGTGTCGGGTGGATCCTGATTTCCTTTTCTTTCATGTTCCCCTGCAGCATACCCGCCCAACGGAACCGGAAGATCCGGACGGCTGTCTGGAATGATGTCAACGCAAGTTCGCAGTCCGCGAAATCGTTCTGTCCGTTTTCCTTGTCCCAGACGATCCAACAAGGGGACGAAGCCCCCCGAACCCTTTGACAACGCTGTCAATGAAATGATTCGCCCCGAATATGATCTGATTCTTGCTAATCCGTTTCAGTTGTCGGAAATATTCAGGATCCGGCGCGGATATGTCGCCGCCTGCGTATGTTTTGTAATTTTTCGACGCCGCAAGTTTTGACCGGCTCGCGTTGTCCTTGCTGAATACCTTGATCCCATACGGCGGATCGACGATCGCAAGGTCGAAAAAGTCGTCCGGGAACTCTTTCAGGGCGTCGTTGCAGTCCATGTTGTAAAATCCGAAATCTAACATCCTTTTGTCCTATGCCCCGCCGCTGTCGGGCGGGGCGATTCTTTGATTATTTGATTACAAATAGCGGGGCGATCCCGCCGTCGGCGCTCGCGGCGGAGTCGTGGCTGCTGCCGATGCCGTCGAAAGAGCAAAAGCCGGTCGTGCCCGCAGCCGACGGATCCGCAGTCCAGTACCAACAAGGATCCCCGTCGTCATCGTATGCGACACGGTTCCGTCGTTCTTTTGTGAACTCGAACTGTTTATCCTGTCCGTTGTATTCCGACCAGTCTGTCCGCCCCTGAAGTTCAAATTCTGACGGCAGGAACAACAGATCCTCACATTCGACCGTTTCGCCGTCGATTTTCTGGACTGTTTTGTGTGGGATGATGACAGATCGCAGATCATCCGGGAAAAGATCCAAAATTTCCCCGTTCAGATATCCGCGCATTTTAGAAGCGGCGAAACCGCCTTCGTTTGCGTCATCGTCGTTCATGGATCCACGTCCGACGATCTTTCGAAGCCAGAACACAACGTCGCCCTGATCGTAATGATCCTGCGCCACGATGACCGCCGTCGCCTGATCCCCGTTCTTTAATTCAAAATTGATTTCTGTTCCGACAGGAAGGGAAACGCCCGCGCGTCCTTTCCTGATAATGTCCTGAATGTCGATCCATTCGACGCGCTGTTCATTCTTGCGGATGATTCCGACAGATCCGGATCCTTCGCCTGCTGCCCCGGCGTCCTTTTTCATCTGATAGATCTTTGTCGGTGCGTTTGTGTCCTGCTGCCCGACGGCGTTCTGAAGGACAGTTCTTTTGACCGCTTCCGCAACCTCTGACGCGTGAATCTCGATCGCCGCCGACATAACCGTCGGATCATCTTCGCCTGCTGCCTGTTCTTTCTGTCCGGTTGCCATTTCCCGCGCGTATGAATACGGGACTTCGCAATTTGCCGCGTTCATCAGGAATTCCGCCTTGACCGCTTCGCGCATGATTCCGAACAATTCCCCCGCCTTGATTTCGATTTCTGTTTCCGCCTTGAAAAGATCCACGATACTATTTGACATTGTTTGATTCTCCTTTCGATTCGTTGTTTTCCTGTCCCGTCATTGTGATCGCGTCAATCGTCACTTCCTTGAATACCTGTTCCAGAACCGCGTCCGCGTCATCGATCAAAACGCGTCTGACGTGTGATCCTCTGAATCTGGATTGTTCATATTCTCGCAGCGTGACCGGGAACAAAATATGACGCCCCTGTTTTTGTGCCATATCCGCCAAACATACCGCCCGCGCCCTTGTCGCTACAATGATATATGCGTTCGTTTCTTCCGCGATTCGGATCAGTTCTGACGACTTCCCCGCCTGTCGCTGTCTGATAATCTTTTTCAATTCCCGCTGCCCCCTTTCCTGAATGTGTTTATCAATCGCCGGATCGCCTGTTTCAGTCGTTCGACCTCGATCCGGATCGCTTCCTTCTGTTTTTCTCTATCTGAAATGTTCATCCCGCTATCCTTTCACATCCCTGCGCCCCTGAATATGACGACCATTGAAGGGAACGGTGCGCCCGTAGTACCCCCCCCGAACTTTAATCTGCCCGGAACGAACCTGATTTCCGAACGGTGCAGGATGTAGTCGTGAAAATAACGTGTGTCCGTCCTTGCCGGGATCAGCATAACGACAAGTGTGTCGTCCTTCGTGCCTTCCCTGAATGACTTTTCAACCCATTTCCCGATCGCGCGTCCGTACGGCGGATTACAGAAAACACGATGTCCCGACCAGTCTTTCGACAGTCCGTCATCCTCTTTCGTGAAATACATTTCCGCCTTGTGGTTCTGTTCGTCCGCGCATGGATCAAGGTCAAAATGAAATTCCCGATCCAGTTCGTCGAAAAAGTCCTGCGGCGTCGCCCATTGATCCGTTTTACTGCTGAATAGTGCCTGATTCATTGCTTTGTTCCTTTCCTGTTTGGTTTGATTCCTGCGCCTGCTGCCCCGGCTGTTCTTTTGCCGGTTCCTGCGGCTGTTCCTTTTGTCTGATCTGATATCTGACAGACTTCTTTTCGTTCCCGTCGCTGTCATAGACGACGCGCGGGCGTTGTACCAGATAATGATCCGGATTCTGATCGAAGAACCAGTTCAGGATCCGCAGGCAATATTCCGCCGTGTCCCTGTTCGTCTGATAACAGATTTCGATCGGATTGTTGTTCCTTGTCGTTTCCGCTGCCTGGTCTGTCTGTTCCTGTTCGTTCATGGTCTGATCCTTTCAAATTCTGACAAGCGCGATCGAATATATCTTTGAATCCTTTCCCGCTGCCATTTCCTGACTGTTCCCCGTTCTGTTCCGGGATCGGTTTCTGACCTGTCAGGATGTCAGACGCCCACATGATCCCCGGAATTGCTTTGATCCTTGTCATTCGCCCCTGTCCTGAAGAATCTTGTCAAGGCGTTTCGTCTTTTGTCGGATGATCTCGTTCACTTCTTCCCCGTTCTGGAATATGATTTCCATTTGTTCAAGAACGATTTTCACGTCGGCGATTTCCTCGGCGATATTGTTCGCGCGTCCCCGGCGTTCGTTCAGAAGTGCCTTCGTCAGTTCCGACATTTCTTCGATCATCATGTCAACCTGTGCGTTTTTGCCGAATGTGTTCACGGCGCGGTTTAATACCTTCGCCCGCTGTTCCCAGTCTTTCAGGCTGTCAAAATATCCGCCCGTCGAATAATCCCAGTCGATCGTCCCGTCCTCATAGATCCCGATCCCGTTCGCTGTGACCGTCCACCCGGATTCAATGTTTTTCATGACTGCCGAATATGTGTCATCCCCTGCCGCTATGCAGATAAATTGACCGCCGCCGTTGTTCTTATATATCCTGCCGGGATATGGATCGAAATGTTCCCTTGTCATCGTCTGGATCTCCTTTCTAATAGTCCGCTTCGATCTGTTCGTCGCGTTCGTCGTAATATTCCCCGTCGTAACCCTTCGCCATAAGTCGCGAATAGCATTTGAAGCAGACAAGGCGGAACGTTATTCCGTGACAGTCTTTTGTGAATTGCATATCCGCCCGATCGACTTCCTTTTCGCATACCGGACAGATCCGGATATCCTTTTCTTCGTTCATGGTTTGATCCTTTCCTAAACGCTAACGGCGTTTATTTATGTTAAAAAAATTTATACTGTTGCTGACTGCTTTTCAGAATTCCCGAACAGTTCTTCGAACGTCTTTCCATAACGACGCGTCAAGATCTGGATTTCTCCGACATCAAATTCACGTTCGCCCCTTAATCTGCGACGTGTTGTGTCGGTGCTGATATTAAGAATCTTCGATAATGTTTCGGTGTCGTCGCCGTTGAAAGACATCGACGCGCGAAGTCCGGGATAAATGTTGATTAGTGCCTTCGCCATGTTTTCACGCTCCTTTCATTTTCTTAAACGCTCCCTGCGTTTCCCCTCATGCAGATAGATTAAACGCTTTTCGCGTTTATGTCAAGCGGTTTTTCTTTTTATTATATTTCTATTTGCGTTTATTATCTTGCATTAACGCATTTTTGCGTTTATAATAATTCACGAATAGACCATATTATGAAAGGAAAAGGCGGGGAAATATGTCGAAAAAAAGAACAGTCGAAGCGCGAAGCCCTGAATATGAACAGTTGGGACGGCGGTTGACGGACGCCCGGAACGCCCTTGAAATATCACAATCAGAAGCGGCGCGGCGGATCGGGATCACGCAGTCCACATATTCAGGATATGAAACCGGAACCCGGCGGATTAAATTGTCGATGTTACAAAAGATCGCCGCCGTCTATAATGTTACGGTTGATTATCTGATCGGGACGGACGCCTATTCAGAAACGCGTCCCGCGCTTACTCTGTCCGATCAGGAATATGACCTGATTGTCCGGTTCAGGGAACTTTCCGACGTTGAACAGGGAATGATCCTTCGTTCTGTCGGAATAAATATATAAATATCAAGAAAGGAATCAGACCATGAAAACAGGAATCAGAAAACCGAACATCAAGAAATCCATATCAGCGCGGACGACCGGGAAGGTCAAACGCGCCGTCAAGAAGTCCGTGAATCCCTTATATGGTAAAAAGGGCGCGGGATTCGTCAAGGATCCGGCGAAATCTGTCAAAAATTCCATTTATCACAAAACAACGATCGGCGTGTCCGATATAATCGGCGGATCGGGATCCAGTTCGCCCGCTGCCACGTCGTCCCCTGCTGCCCGTTCCGCTTATTCAGGAACAGATCCGGCGGCTGCTGCCCCTGAAAAGAAAAAAGGCGGCGTTCTTTCGATCATCCTGATTGTGATCGGCGTTCTGTTCTTGATCGGCGGGATCAATGGTTTCTCGATTGCTGTTTCAAACGGGATCTTCGGACTTGTCGTCGGCGGCGTCCTGCTCTTTTCTGGAATACAGATCTGCCGTCGCCGTAACAATAAATAATAGAATTAAAAAAGGATCAAGCCATGAATGAAAAGAAAAAGATTGTCGCATTATATACCCGCGTTTCGACCGGATATCAGATCGACAAAGATTCCCTGCCGTTCCAGAAGAAGGAACTGACGGCATATTGTAAACACATTTTACACGCCGAAAACACGGAACTGTTTCAGGACGCGGGGAAATCCGGCAAAAATACCGACCGCCCCGCGTTCCTGCGGATGATGAAAAAGATCCGCGCCGGGGAAGTGTCCCACGTCGTCGTTTATAAGATCGACCGAATATCCCGGAATCTGATCGACTTTTCGATGATGTATGACGAATTTAAGAAATACCGCGTCACGTTCATTTCCCTGAACGAACAATTTGACACGTCAACGGCGATCGGCGAAGCCGTTCTGAAGATCATTCTTGTTTTTGCTGAACTGGAACGGAAACTGACATCAGAACGTGTCACGGGCGTGATGATCGACCGCGCAATGTCCGGGAAATGGAACGGGGCGCGTATGCCTTACGGGTGGAAATGGAACACGGAAACAGAATTCCCGGAACATGATCCGGTCGAATCAGAAAAGGCGCGGACGCTTTATCGCGTATATGATGAAACCCATTCGACGGCGAAGGTTCGCGATTATTGTTATGAACACGACATCCAGACGAAGCGCGGCGGAAAATGGACAACATCAACGATCCTGAACTTCCTGAAAAATCCTATGAATAAAGGCGATTACAGATATAATTATCGTGGATCCGCGCGTGGACAGAAGAAGCCAGACAACGAAGTCGTCTATGTTCCGGGCGTGTTCCCGCCCCTTGTGGATCCGGATCTGTGGGAACGTGTCAACGCCGTGATAAAAGAAAACGGAAAAGGAATCGCCCACAATCCCCACGTCAAGAAACACGTCCACATATTCACGAACGGACTTTTGACTTGCGAAAAATGCGGGGCGTCCTTTCAGGTTTCGACACTCGACAAAAAGCGTCTGAACGGATTTCAACCGTCCCTTTATGTTTGCACGAACCGGCGCGTGTACCGTTCCTGCGACGCGGCGTATTGTTCCGACGTCCTGATCGGTGCGTTCGTGTTCAATTACGTTCGGAATCTGGTTCAGGCGACGAAATCCCGCGCCCTGATAAAGTCCCCGGCGGATGTCGAACGGATATTGTTGTCCGGGGAAGAATTCGACCGGATCCGGAACATCGATCCGGCGGATCTGGATGTCGTGTATCAGGCGATCAGGGGAACGATCGCGCCGTCAAAAGGTCTGTCATACATCCCGACGCCCCCGGATCACGGTCAAAAGGATGAAACCGAACTGTCAGGACTGCGGGCGGAAGCGTCCAGACTATCCCGCGCCCTTGACCGGCTCAAAAAGGCGTATTTGTTCGACGATAACGCCCTTCCTGAATCCGAATATCTTTCGACGCGGCAGGATCTGACAGAACAGTTGACGGCGGTCAATAATAAGATCGCGGACGCCCTGACCGACGAATCATATTCGGAAGCGGCGGAACTGTCATTCGTCAATAGTGCGTCGTCGTTCCTTCTGTCCTATCGGCTGCAGGGATCCGATCATATTGTATATTCGGATTTCGCGGCGGCGGTCGAAAAAACCGTCCTGAAGAACTTTGTCAACCTGATAATCGATCACATCGTCATCCGGGAATCATACCCGGTCGAAATTGTATTCAAGAACGGACTTCGGAATCGGTTCATCCTGAAGGACTGATCCGTCCCCTTTTTCTTTCCCCTTCATCCCCAAAAACTACACCATAAGAAAAAGCCGCTATTTCAGCGGCTTTTCGTTTCCCGTGTTCAGTATTCATTTGACACCCCATGGTGACCGTACACGCAGACAAGGGGCGACCGATTTCGTCCGATTTCTTTTTTACTATTTCCCGGCATTTTTTAATGAACCAATACTGACGATATGGTTCATTTTCCGGCGGCGGACTGTTCAGATCCATTCCGTCGATCATTTCCTTTATTTCATCATTGAATCCTGACATGGTTTGATCCTCTTTTCTTTTTGTGATATCGTGGGATATTCTAACATAAACCCATAAGAAAAGCGACTGTTTTTTGACAGTCGCCTTTCATCCGTGATATGATTATCCTTTATATTTGACCAAAAGAAAGTAAATGTTGATAGTTACCGCCCGCGCCTTTCTTGCGGACTGGATCCCCCTTCCTTTTGTATTTCCGCGCCGCGTTATGCGACGTAACGGTTCCCCTTCCAATATCCGGCGATCCAACCGGACGGAATTCTGATCCAGATGTCGGATCCGTCTTTCTGGATGTCAAGAACGGTCACTTTTGTGTATCTGTCGATCGCGCCGTCCCTGTCTTTGTCGTTCCTCTTTGCGTCCGCCGTCAGTTCGGCGTGTGTCTTTTTCCTGCTGCCCGTTCCGGCTCCCGTCCTGACATTCAATTCGACCTGACAGGTGTATATCTTGCCGATCTCATATTCCGGCGCGTTTGAAGCCTGTCCGACGCCTGTGTCCGATGTCGGCATATTGCCGCCATTCAGGGCGGCGTCCCATTCGGTCAGGTTATGCGCCCACACGACGCGAAGGTTGTTCTGGACGTATGTCGATGACGTCGCATATCCCGCCGCCTTGATCGCTTTCAGATATGATTCCGGATCCGCGCAACCTTTGACCGCCTTATATCTGGAATATGCTATGAAATCATAATATCCTTTCACGCCTTCTTCCATGTTGGCGTATGCCCTGAAATTGTCCTTGATCGCCGTCAGGACGCCCGTTTTGTATTCTTCCATTGTCCGCATATTGACGGACGCGCCCTTCCACGCTGAACCACATTTCAAGCCGAAATAATTATGATACTTCGCCGCAAGGGACGACAGTCCATAACCAGATTCAAGACACGCCTGCGCGATTGCCGCCGACGCGCATTTGTACCCGTTCGCCTTTGCATACTTGACGATCAGGGGCGCGATCTGCATTATGAACGCCTTCTGTTGTGTTGCTGTTGCCATGCTTTCACATCCTTTCAGTTGCTTTCCTTCTGGTTCCCTGATTCGGCGATCTTCATTCCTTTGACCGCCGCTTCGATCATGTCGTCGATGAACTGATCTGTCAGGTTGATGTTGCATTGTTCAAGCGCGGACGACAACGCGTCCCTGACGATTTTCTTTCGTTCTGCGCCGGACTTGTCGCCGAAGCATTGCTGCGCCATATAGACGAACATTTCCGCCATTTCCTGCGCTGCCTTGAACTGTTCCGCCGTCATTTTCTGACGGATGAACGGAATGACATCCGCCCTGATTGTGTAGGCGATCAGACACGCCGCCGCCATGATGACAAGTTTCAAGATCTCGACCATTGTTTGATCCATGTTTTCACATCCTTTCCCTTTTTGTTCACTCTTTGTTATCTATCCGACGGATCCGCCGTCAAAATCGGATCCGGAAGGATCATCGTTCCCGGACATTGTGATTTTGTTATCCTGTCCGAATTTGTGAAGGTTTTCCGCCTTTGCCTTCCAGAAATAGAACCCATGCGCCACGCCCGACAGTCCGAACACGCCGGGGATCAGGAACGCAAGGGGCGAAATATCTTTCATCCAGAAAACCGCGACAAACGTCAAGATGACCGTCACGGATGTGATGACATCCGACACGATCAGAAGGATCTTTGACATTTCTGTTTTTCTTTTCTTTCCCGTCATTTGACAATCCCCGCCATAAATGCCGCCCCGATTGCTGCGGCGATTGCGCCGATCAGTCCCCCGATCAGGGCGTCCCAACGCTTCGCAGGCTTTGCTTCGATACTTTCAAGGCGTGTCCCCTGTTTTGATATTTCTTCCGTCATCTGTTGGATAGAAACGGCGATCCGTTCTATCTGCAAGGCTAAACGGTTGAATTCTTTCATAGATTCTTCGACAACGCCGATCCTTTTGTTCTGACGGTCGTTTTCGTCTTTGATCCTTGCGTTTTCGGATTCCATTCTGCGGGCGAATTCCTCATGTTCCCTTCTTGTCAAATATTCCTGTTCCATATAGTCAAAAATTTCCTTTCTTTTCGCGGTTTTATCGCTTTTACACCCTTATTATGTAAAACAAAACCCCGACGGTGTGACGAAATTTCGTCAGTCCCGCCGGGGATATTCAGGAAAAGATCCGGAAGCCGGATCCGCTTCCGGCAATTTAGGCGGCTGCGCCGCTTTCCTGTTCGTCTAAAACCTCATAGACGACTTCGCGAAGGTTGTATAAAACGGGAACCTGTTCGCGTGTATATGTTCCATTCTGAACCAGTCTAACCCATACTTTGACAAGTCCTGAATCCTTTGTGAATGTCATCGTCCTGATCTCCTTTCTTTTATGCGCCTAATAATCCCGAAACAAGGACTGTCAGTTCTGCGACGCTCTGTTCCGCTGCCTGAAGCTGCGCCTTCAGATCCTTGTTTTCGATTTCCTGATCTGTCAGTTCGCGGATCGCGAATCTGGTTCCTTCGTCCCACGGATAGATCGAAACAAGTGTCATGTTGAAGTATGTCACGCCGTCGATCTGGATTTCCTGAAGGTTTTCGTCTGTCAGTTTTGCTTTGTTGATGACTGTCCCGGATTCATACGTTGTCCCGTTCTGAACAACGTCTAACTCGGTGCCGTCTTTCAGACGGATCAACACGTTCGGGAAACTCATATCGTTTGAATTCTCCCCTGAACCTTTTCTTGTTTTTCCCATTGTTTGAAACTCCTTTCTTTTCGTTGATGATTTCCGTTTGAAACAGTTCGTTGAACAGTTTATCCATATTCCGCGCCGTGCGGTATGAATCAAAATGTTTTATGTGTCCCTTCCACGAATTGAACGCTTGCTGAACATCGTCAAACGTGACCTTTCCTTCGTCCAGTTTACGGCGAAGGGCTTTCAGTTTTCTTCGTTCCCTTGTGATCGTCCCACGATCCGGACGCATTACAACCCGCCCGGTGTCGGTTAAACGTGTTTTGACCTTCAGGAACTTGAATTCGTCCGATAATCTGACGATCTTCGTCTTTTTCTCGTTCAGTTCGATTCCGATGTCGTTATACATC